AGCAGGTTTGCAAATAATCTTTTTGTTCATCCGAAAATAAATTATTTTGAGTTCAATTCTCAATCTTTGGAAAAGAAATCGCCCTTTAGTTTAAGTTGACAAAATACTGGGCTAATAACCTAGAGTTCCGAGTTTGAATCTCGGTCGGGCAACCAAAATCGCCTAATAGTATAAGTAGTAGCAGACCGATATGACTGGTCAAGTCTGGGTGCAAATCCTAGTGGGCGACCAAAATGGACGAGTAGCTCATCGGTAGAGCGGGTTTGCAAATAATCTTTTTTGTCGTCCCAAAATAAATTATTTTGAGTTCAAGTCTCAATCTTTGGAAAAATTATTGTCCAGTAGAACTGTATAAATAAGTTAATAGTTTAAGCCCGAACGGGTCTCTGAAAAAACAACCAGACTGTAGCTTGGGAAATGTGGGTTCAAATACCACTAGCTTGTCAATTAGAAATCTAAATTATAAAGGTGGTTTTTAGTCTTTTTTCCGCCTTTATAGCTTAGCTTTTTAAAAAGTATAGTTTAGAATTTTAAATTGAAAATAGACAGGTTTTAAAAGTCCCTGAGCGGTAATCTCTCTCAAAGATTATTTCTATTTTCAGTTTAGCATTTTACGCTAAATACTTTTTATGGAATTTTACAACAAACCAGCTCTGAGAAAGCTGGAGATGATGTGCAATCTTCACAAAGCACAAATAAACTAATTAACAAGCAAGAAAGTTTTAGTCAAGTTTTTGATTTATCTGTTTTTGAAGTCAAGGATGGAATGGTTAATTTAACTAAGATGTCCAACCATTTTGGCAAAGAAATAAGGCGTTGGTTACAAAACCCAAACACAAAAAAGTTTATTTCCAGTCTGGAAGCCGTTGACGGAAAATCTGTCATCGCTATTTTACAAGGTGGAAATGGAGAACAAGGCACTTTTGGAACAAGGGATGTAGCTATTAAGGTTGCCCAGTGGATCAGCCCAGATTTTGAAGTATTTTGTATCAAAAAATTAGATACACTTTTTCAAACTGGCAAAGTGGAATTAGCACCAGCACCAAAAACCAGTTTAAAAATTAACGCAGATTTTCTTGAGCAAGTAGCCAAAAAAATGAGACAACTTGAGGAAGAAAAAGAAAAATTAGCACTACAAAACAAGCGACTGATCCATAGTGATAAAACCTACACCGCAACGGAAATTGCCAAAGAATTAAATTTAAAATCAGCAATCCAATTAAATAAAATCTTAGAAGATAATAAAATTCAGTATAAAGTCAACAATACTTGGGTTTTAGTTTCAAAACTAGCAGATAAGAATTTTACAGAAATTAAGCAGATTGAGCTTGAAAATGGCAAAATAGTCTACGATAGAGTTTTTACTGGTCTTGGTAGAGATTGGCTTTTAGAAAATCAAACTAAAATTTTAAGCAGAGAGTTAGTCAAAGTTTAGAAATCTAACTAAACTCCCTCTTTGGGGTTTTGGATTAGCTTTTTAGAAAGTTAAACTGTGGAGTTGTGGACAGTGAGCCGCTACATCCAAGCTGAGTGGACAGTGGACGAGTTGAGCGTTAAAATCTTCCACCGCAAGTTTTCAACTGCAAGTCAAACCTTGCCTCCACAATTTAACTTTCTAGGAACTAAACGGCTTTTTTTTATTACCAATTTGCCAATGGTTTTTTTATGAAAAATTTTAAATGTTTGTGGAAATTTCTATTTGTCTACTTGCTGCTCTGTTTCTCACAAAACTTTTTAACACTAAAATCTAATGCCCAAACTCAGACAATAAATTACCAATTTAATTTTGGTGAAAATGTCCAAACTTTGGAGCAAAAGATTGAAGTAGCTTGTCAGCATTTTGGTTGCAATTCCGATCAATTAATCAGAGTAATGAACTGTGAAAGTGGTCAAAACCCAAACGCAATCAATCGCCAAGAGCCAGATCAACCAAGCGGACTTTTTCAGTATAAATTCCAAACTTGGGCAAATTTTAGTCAAAAAGCTGGAATTCCAAACGCCAACATTTGGGACGCAAACGCTCAAATCTACACTACTTCTTGGGCTTTTTCAAAAAATTTAAGTTCACACTGGGCTTGTAAATAAAATCTTTTAACCAAAATTTATGGAAACTACTCACATTTTTCTAACAACCCCAGAATCAATCTTAACAGTTGAAAAAACTGATTTGTTTTATTCGCTTTCAGACTTTACTCATTATGCAAAAGTAATTGTAGAAGGTAAAAAAATCTACAAAGTCGCAATTTTTGCACAAAACTTGCAAAAAGCAACATACCTTTTGCAAAAATGTTTTGAAACCTATAAATTTGAAATCAAATTTATAAAACCAGTTAAACCTGAAGAAAATAAAAATGAAATGAATTAAAACTAAAAAGTGATAAATTCCCATTTTACTGAAGACAGTAAAGTGGGCAAATTCCACAAAAAATTCATTTTTCGTAGCTTCACGAAAATTGGAAAATATCAACTAAAAAACAAACTTCAAAAAATATATGGAAAATTCCATTCTAATCCAACAAAAACCAAATCTTGAAAATCTTTTTAAAATTCAATCAGTCTCCAAAACTGAAAAGGCTTTTTTAGACGGGTTAGAGCAGGAATTAGGTCAACAAATAATCAGACAAGTAGTATTTGGCAAATGGCTAGTGGATGGGCTTTTGACTAATTCAAATGTAATTATTGAGTATGATGGCCCTGAAAATCACCAAAGCCAAAAAAATCAAAAAAAAGATTTGGCAAGAGATTGTGAATTTCTAAAAATGGGTTTTCAAATCTATCGTCTTCAATGGTTTGAATTTGAGAAAAATTACCAACTTTACCAAAAACAACTCCAAAAAGCAATTGAATTTTCCGCCAAAGACATTTCAATTTTAATTCAATTTTCAAAACTTAAAAAATAATATGGCAACCAAAAACCAAATAAATTTTACCAATCTAATAAAAGAGATTAACGCTTTTTTAACTCGAACTTCCAAAATTCAACGACCACCTAAAACTTCAAAAGGTTTGGCAAGTAAATTCCTCAGAGAATTACCCGAATACAAGGAAAATTACAGTCTTGAGACTATCGCAGGTCAGATTGACTGCATTTTAGCAATTCAAATTATTTAAAAAATTATGCAAAAAATTCCATTTGAAATAATCCAAAAATGTATAAATAAAGATGACTTTGACTTTCCAACTTTGATTTGGGATGGAGACTTGAGAAGTCCAGAGATAAAGACTAAATACCAAAAAGATTTGAAAAAAATTAAGCGAAAATGGCTTGATGTTGAAAATTTTTTAATTTGTAAAATCTGGAATCTCGAACCCACAAATTATCCTGTTTTGAAATTTAAAAAGAGCGCAAAAATAGGGGATATTTTTGACATAGTAAATGAGAGAAAACCACCTGTTTTACTTAATTCGGATTACAAATACGATTTAATTGAAATTAGGTTTCACTATATTCTTTGGGTCAACTCAAAAGACACTGAGGTTATCAAAAAAGCCATAGAATTTGAAAAAGTAAAGTTTGCTGGGGAAACTTACGAATATTTCCAAAACGAGCCTAAAAACAAATCTGTGCCAGAATTAACTCATTTTCACTTTTTAATAAAATAAATATGTTCTATCTAATTTTTTTATCAACATTTGCAATTTTAGTTGGAGAATACTTTTACATAAATCATTTTAGTCAAAAAGCCAAAGATTTTAAAAGAAAAGAAAAAGAGCTTAAAAACTCCCTTAAAAAAAATAGAGAGAGTATTTTAGAAGCAATTGAAAATTATAAAAATAAAATTGAAAGATAATCTTATGCCAAAATTAACTGAAGACCAAAAAACCGAAAACAATCTGAAAAGATTGATAAAAAACCGAATTAAGAAAAATAAAACTGAAAAATATCCAAGACCTTTTGATGTTTTAGCTCACAACTTTTGGGAAGATTTTCCGAAATTTAGAGATTTTTTTAGGGAAAAAAAAGATGACAAAATCAGACTAACTAACCTTTTTAAAAATTTAGCTGAACAACTATGAAACCAACAATCGCCGACATTTTAATCCAAAACTTTGACCAAAGAAATTACGCTACAAAATCAATTTTAAGCGAAAAAATGAAATCAATGAAATATAAATTTAGAAACCTAAATAATGTTGAATTAGAGAAATTGGCAATTGAAAAGCTTAAAAAAGGGGAAACAACCAAAAATAAAGAAACTTACTCGGATTTTTTAAATGCTGAAGAAAAATTGAAAAAAGAAAGAAGTGCTGACCTTTTTAAAAAAAGAAGAAGAAAATACTGGGATTCTTTGAGTCAAGAAGAAAAAAGAGCAGCTTGGACAAAGTGGAACAAAAAGCAAAGAGAAAATCCCGAATACTTAAAAAAAGAGAGTCAAAGAAAAAAACTTTTTTACCAAAAAAATCGTGAAAAATTAATCAAAAAAAACAAAGATAATTATTATAAAAATCGTAAAAAAATCAACTAAAATCCTATGTTTCTAAAAAATTACTTGACTAAAATTCAAAATAAATATATTCTAAAGGAAGTTGATGTTAATTCTAATCGCAAGAGCAACGCGGATAGAGTTAATAACTCCAATGCTTCGGCGTTGCGGAATTCCCTTTGTAGTTGCTCACAAGGGGAATTTTCTATTTCCCAAAATAATCAATTAAAATATGTCCAACTCTCCACCAAACGCAAAAAAACCAGCTCGGAAAAGCTGGCAAATAAACAATTTAAATCAACGCAAAAGAAAAATACTAAGCAAATTATATCAGAAATCCTTAATCTTGTCAAGGAAAAATTTGTTATACTCAAATTTGCTGAAAATAAAGCAAAAAAGTCCTGTTTTTTCTAAATAGGCAAACTCTTTTTATTCAAAATTTATTCAAAAATAATATGCCTAAAACTTCCTGTATCGCAGAACCAACCAACCAACCACTAATAGTCTTAAAACAGTGGCAATTAGACATCACAGGGCAAGATCACTGTGCTGCTGGACTAATTAGCTTTTACCAATATTGGCACGAAATTAAAATGGATAATTTGGAACAAAACAAAAAATATAACCAAGTCAAAGAAAGACACGGTGAGACTCCAGATATTGAATTAGGGCTTTTACAGTTTCACACACAAGAAGATTTAGAAAAAGGATTGCTCGGACTTTTTGGAATTACCAAAATCAAAGAATCTAATAAAAAATTGGAAAAATTAGGTTTTATTTCAATTCACAAAAACCCTTCTGATAGGTATAAATTTGATAATACAAATTACTTTCTTTTCCACCCAAAAATTGTCCAAAACGCTATTTCTTCGCTAAATTTCCCATTGGTCAAAAACGACCAGTCGTTAGCCGAAAACGACCAACCGTCGGTCAAATCCGACCAACCAGTGGTCAAAAACGACCAGACTAGAACAGAGACTACTACAGAGACTACTACAGAGACTACAAATATAAAAAAAGAAAATCCAAAACCAGCTAAATTTGATGCTGAAAAATATTTGGAAAAATTAGAATTAGATTCTGAAATTAAACAAAACTTAAAATCTTGGCTTGAAGTTAGAAAAACCAAACGAGCTGCAACAACTCAAACTGCGATTGATTTACAAATCAAAGATTTAAATAAATTTTCAAAAGAAATTCAAATTAAAATGATTCAAAACTCAATTAAAAACAGCTGGACTGGAATATTTGAAATAAAACCAATTTATCAAAGAAACCAAACCTACAACCAAAATCAACCACAATTTAGACCAAAAGCAGGAAATCTGTCAGACGAACAATTACACACAAAATGGGCAGGTTTTTACACAGAAGCTTCTGAATCTGTAATGTTAGCACCTGATCCAATTCCAGCAGGTCTTAAAATCTAATTTTTTCTTATTTTTCACTTTTATTTTTTACCTAAAATATGGCTTTTATCCACACTTTATCAAAAAGAAATCAAAAAGAATATCTAAAAAATTTTGCTTTTGATTTAAAGTTAGATCATTCTTATTTTTTTCACGGAATTGCTGGATCTGGCAAAACTTCCAAAGCTTTGTTTTTTACCAAAAAATGGTTTGAATTTTTCAAAATTACTCCAGATGAGGAATGCTCTCAAGTAAAATTTATTAGATTTAATGAACTAATAGAACTCTCAAGAAAAGTTTTTTTAGATGGACAAGAAGGGGCAAATGCAAGGGAGGAAATGCAGGAAATCAGAAATTACCGATTTTTAATTTTGGACGACATCGGCACAGAAAAAAACACTGAATTTGTAGACAAAACAGTTTATGAATTGATAAACTACCGCTTTGAGGAAGAATTACAAACTATTTTTACTTCAAACTATTCTCTGGAAATAATTGGTAAAAATTACCATGACAGAATCTCTAGTAGAATTGGAGAAATTTGTGGCAAAAATGGAATTATCAAAATGATGGATGTTGATTATCGCCAATTTTCAGATGGATTTGAACATAGTGAAAAGAAATTATCACCAAGTGAAACTGAAGAACCAGCACCAAAATTCAGTTTGGAAGGTAAAACTCAAGCGGAAATTGACAATTATAACAAAGGAAAAATGTATTTTTCTCAGTCAAAAAGTTTCTTAAAAAACTTCAAAAAATCTTATGCTCACTCAAAACATTCTCACCAAACCAACTTTTGACCTTACCGATTGGAAAATTACCAATTACATTTCAGAAGACAAAATTATTTTTTGCCAAAGCAACCAAGTTTTTCAATTTGACAAATGCAAAGGTCTTTTAATGCCGAGAAGTCGGATTTTAAGATTTGATAAAAATGAAAGCGAATTTGTCAAAAATGTAATTTCCGCCACGATTGACGCTGGATTTTGTGGCAAATTAGTTTGGAAAATTGAATTGACTAATATTGGCAATCAAACACTAAACGAAAAAGAGGAAAATATAGACTGGATAAAAGAAACGAGAGAATTGGTTTTTGCACGTTTCCAAAAACAAATCCAAAACTCTGTCCAAATTGACCTCAACCCTTTCCCAAATAATTACTACGAGGGAACAAATCAAACAGGGTTAGAGCCTGATGTAATTTTTAACCAAATTTAAATAAATTTTACCAATTTAAAAATATGCTAAACTCAAACCAACTTGTCACGATTTGTGAAAAATTACCCCAAACTTACCAAAAAGCACTTTTGAGACTTGCCAAAACTATGCTAAAACAAAGCGAGAAAGGCAAAGCCAAATATGGAATTGACATTGACCAAAACCAAAATCAAAGCCTTGGATACTGGCAAGAACACGCCGACGAAGAACTAGCCGATTTCCTAGTTTATCAAGAAAAAATTAGAGAGATAAAAATACCAAAAATGGAATGTGAGAATGAAGATTTTATAAAAGGTTTTTATCGCGGACTGGAAGAAAAAGCCATCGCCGAGGCTGATTGTAAAATATAAACATAAATCTTAAAATTATAAAAAAAAGACCACTTTTATAATTCTTAATTTTTTGCCCAATGAAAAATAAAATTAGTATCGCTGCACTTCAAAGCAGATATCAAATAACTGAAGAATACAACAAAAACTACAAAAAAGAAATCAAACAAACCAACAAAGTATGGAAATATTCTATTGGTCGTGGTAAAATACAACAAGTTTTAATTCCAAAGCCTTTTAGTGAGTTAGAAAAAGCCGTAATTGAAAAAATGTTAAAAGACAGGGAAGAATATTTAGTTGAAAAGTTAGTTAGAAAAATATCTTTGAAATTAGCTGAAGAAAAAATTGAAAAAGAAGAATTGGGTGAAATTGAGGAAATTATTGAATTATTAGATGACAAAAAAATTGAATATGAGGACAAAAAAAAAGAAAAAAGAAGAATTTCTTGGTTAGAAAAAGAATCAGAAAAGCTAAAAGAAATTATTTTTAAAACCCAAAGAAAACTTGCAAAAATAGAATCTAAAATGTCTAAAAAAAATCAAACTTTTTGACGGGCAAGGTTTTTAAAAATATAAGATTATTATGATACTAAGACCAATTCAAATTGATAACCTAATATTACCTGGAAACTCCAAACTTACAATTAGTCAAGATGAGGGTGAGGGTTTTGTTCAGTATGCAGTCAAGGACGGTGCTTTTGTCTACACTAAAAAACCAAGATTAGAAGCAAAAATACTTACAATTACAGGATTTTTCACTGAAGAAAAGCTCTGTAAAACAGATTGTATAATTTACAATCTTACTAACTTTTTCCAAAAATTGGAAGAATTAACCCAAAAAACAACCTATTTATACGCAATAAGGCAAGACAATAAAATTTTTAGAATTTTGGTGAGAGTATCAATTCCAAATTTTGATGAAAATAATTATTCTTATTTTGGTTGTAGTTTTTCAATCCAAATGATTGGTGTCAATCCCTACTGGGAAGACAAAACAAATTACCTGTATTTTGATAAAACCTGCGGACTTTGTATTTTTGACGAACCTATTAAATTTCTAGGACAAAATTTTTATAATTACAATGAACTTTGCTATCCTTTACAAGTTTTAGACTATCCACTTATTTTAAAACAAACTAATTTTGAAATAACAAAGTCTATATTTGTACCGCCAATTGATCAAATAAACCCACCAATAAATTACATTTTATCAAATAACTTTTATTTAAAATCAGATTATATTTTAAATTCTGTATATCAATCCATAGTTGGTAACTTCACTTTTTCAACAGAATCTTTTGTAAATCCAGTTAGCCTTCAATTAGACGGAAATAATACATTACAAGAACTAATTATACTTCTAAATACTCAGAATATAGGTCAACATTCAGATAATTCTTTTGTTAATAAGTTAGACGAGATAGAAATTTACCTAAAAATTACAAATCCACAAAATCTTACTCAACTAAGTTTTTCTCTTTTCAATGAAGAAAATATAGAAATAATTGCTGATGATTTACAAAAAGTTTTGATAATTGCAAACAATATCCCACAAAAACATCAAATCAGATTAGATCAGTTCTCTAATTTAGAAAATTTTGATTTTAGTACTTTTTCCAAAATAAAAATATCCTATGAAGGAAATTCAACTATTTTTTTTAATGGAGCAAGTCTAAATAAATCTTTTGGTTATGATTTGACTCCAGTGAGTTCAGAAAACATTATCAAATCAAATTATACATTAGCAGATACCGAAATAATTGCTTTTTTCAATAAAACCGCTACTCAAAAAATCATATCGTTTGAAAATGCAACGATTTCTATTCCAAACGATTATTCTATGGTTGTAATCGCAAACAACAAATACTATTTAGGAAATTCTCTTTATTCACTTTTTGAAGCTGGTAAGTGTCAAAATCGCTTCAACCGCTCGGTAGTCCATTGCTCTTTCCAGAGTGATAAACCTGCCAGTGTCTTTTTTCGTCAAATTGAATTATTTTTGTAATATGAAAATCACCACCAACAAACCCAAATCAGAATCCACCTCAAGAATAACATGTCCTATTCTTACACCAGAGATGATACAAGAAATGAAAATAAATAATGATACATTGGATTTTTTCCTTAAATCTACGTATACAAAATATGATGAATATGGTTATCAATCTTTAATTGATTCATACGACTCTTTTAGAGAAAAATTAAATGAGACTCAAAAACAAGAATTTTATTCATTTATAAAAATATTTTCAGATCACAGAAAAAACAATCAAGTTAAAAAGCTCGAAAAATTAGAAAACAAATTATTGGAAACTAATATTTATGATACTACCTCTAAATTAGAAAAAGTTTTTATAAAACTATTAAAAAAAATAAAACTATGAAAATCCAAAAACCAACTGAAAAACTGAAAAAAGTATCAGTTTCATCAACTAAACTGGCAGAGCCTAAAAAAAATGGCGGTGCTAGACCAGGTGCTGGAATGCCCAAAGGTAAAATGACTGCGAAAGTTTTAGAAAAAATGAAAATCAAAGCGGTCTACGATCAAAGAGTTTTGAAACATGTTGACGAGCTTTTTACTGCCCAACTCGCAAATGCCAAAGGTAATACCTACATTTACGAAGTTGTGGAAATAGAAATCGGCGGCGGCAAAACTAGAAAAAAACACGAATTAGTTGCAGACCCGCAAAAAATACTTCAAGTTTTAGACCAAAATCAAGGAAATTCTGGAGAAGTTGAGGGTGGCTACTTTATCGTTACCACTGAAAAACCTGACAATATAGCAATTAAGGATATGTTTGACAGGGCTTTTGGCACGGCTACTCAGTCTGTGGAGCTTTCAGGAAAGGATGGCAAACCAATAGAAACCAAAACCGAATTAACCCAAATTATTATTCAGTCAAAATAATATGCTAGAGACTAAAACCCTAAAAATTTCACAACTCAAATTCAACACTGGACAAATTCAAGGTGTACCAAAAAACCCACGCTTTATCAAAGATGAGCGGTATGTTGCCTTGATTAAATCAATCCGTGATGAGCCTGAGATGTTGAAAATTAGAGAATTAGTAGTTTATCCAGTTGACGACCACTTTGTTGTAATCTGTGGAAATATGAGGCTAAGAGCCTTGAAAGAATTAAAATTTGAAGAAACATTTTGTAAAATTCTTGATCAAGAAACATCACCCGAAAAACTACGAGCTTATACAATCAAAGATAATATCAGTTTTGGCACAGATGATTGGGAAACTTTAGAAAAGGAATGGAATAGAGAAGAATTGGAAAACTGGGGTGTAGAAACTCCCGAGCAGTGGAAAGAAACCGAATTGAAAGAGCTGGAGGGGCAAGAAGATATTCCAGAGCTAAAAGCTAACCCTTTTGTAGTTTATGGAGATATTTTTGAGATTAAATTTGAAAATTGTAAATACAGAATTGGTTGCCTAAATTCTACCAGCACGACAGATCTTGAAAAACTTTTTGACGGAAATAAAATTGACTTAGTTTTTACAGACCCGCCCTACGGTGTAAATATAACAAAAACTCAAAAAAATTCAAAATCTGCACTTGGAAAATTACCAGAAATTGCGGGAGACAAAGACACTTCAATCGCCAAAGAATTTTGGCAAACTTGCCAATCGCTCGGAATTCAAAATTACATAATTTGGGGTGGAAATTATTTTACAGATTTTCTTCCGCCAAGTCGTTGCTGGATAATTTGGGATAAAAAAGTCGGCAAAGGAATGACTTTTGCTCGTGGCGAAATGGCTTGGACAACTGGCAGAAAAAAGAAATCAAAAAAAGACGGCGAACTAGCTTGGACAAATTTTGACCGTAATTTAGATATTTATGAGTTTCTTTGGTCAGGAAGTTTAGCTGGAAAAGTTGACACAAGAATCGAAGGAATTTTAGAAACAGTAAAACCGCAATCCAGAAAAACCGAAAGAGTTCATCCAACCCAAAAACCAGTTCAACTCCAAATAGACATTTTGAAAGATTATGATCAAAATTGGACAAATATTTTTGACGGATTTTCCGGTGGTGGCACAACTCTTTTGACTGGAATTCAAACCAAAAAAAATGTTTTTGCTTCTGAAATTACTGAATATTACGCCCAAGTTTCTGTAAAAAGATGTGTAGATTTTTTAACTAAAAACAACATAAACTTTGAAATAACCTTGAATAACCAGCCTTTTGACACTCTAAAATTAAAATAATATGTTTGACGGTAATTTTAATTTTGACACAAAATGGGACAATGAAAAATCAGACAAAGAGATTTTTGGGGTAAATTCAAAAGGTTTTTTGACAAACGATTCTGCTGAAAAAGATTTTGTAATTTGGAGAAATATGGGAAAAAAATCAAAAAACAATAATTGGGAAATTGCAAAAAATAATTCTAACAGGAACTCAAAAGAGGCAATGAAAATTAGTTTGAAGTTAGAACTTAAAGAATACATAAAACCAATTAACGCAGAAATAATCCAAAACTATATTCCAAAAAAAGGTGAAAATGTTTTTTTCTTGATGAATGGAAATTGCCAATTTGTAGATTTTATTTCTGAATTTATAAAATGCCTAAAATCTCCAGTTGAGGAAATTTGGCTAACAACATTATCTCTGAATAGGCACACTTTTGACACTTTGGACAAAATTTTACCAAAAATTACCAAAAACATACTAGTCAGTAGTTATTTTTTGGCAACCGATAGTGATCAAATACTTTTTAAATTAAAAGAAGAAAATCGACTTAAAAATTATCAAATTGGCTTTTTTAGAAACCATACAAAAATGGTTTTAATAAAATCAGGTGAAAACTGCTTTTTATTCACTGGTTCGGCAAATCTTCGCAGTTCGGGAACGATAGAACAATTCAGTATTTATAATAACGAAAAACTCTACAATTTCAATCAAAATTGGATAAGCGAGTTAATTGCCAAATATAATTTTGAAAATGAATCAAGTATTTTTGAAAATACAGGTCAAGCCAGTTTCAATTTTTTAGAAAATTTTGAGTTTTAAAAAGTAAAAATTAAGTAAAATATGTCAAAAACTATAAAAGGCAGAAATGGTGGCACTCTAAAACCAAATAAAAAAGGTGGTGTTCCAAATCCCAACGGCAGACCAAAAGGGTCAAGAAACAGGTCAACAATCGCAAAATGGGTTTTGAGTTTGTCTGGAGTTTTTCCCGATAAAGTTTTTGAAGAATTAAGAAAAATTTACCCAGAAATTGAAAAGCAAATGTTCGTTGAGGAAATTGCAATGGTAATGCAGGCAAATAGAGCAATCCAAAAAAGCGACACAAAAGCCCTAGAATTTCTAATAAACTCAGCTTACCTACCGCATAAGCAAGACCACGAGCCACCAACTATTTTTGGTGAAACTCAAATTTTAATCACAAACAAACCAGATTAAATATGAAATTGAATTTTAAAATCGCTGATCAACACTTGCCAATTTTAAAAGCAATGAATAAACCAAGTTATGAGGTTATTTTAGTCGTTGGAGAGCGTAGCACTGGCAAAACTACTGATAGTAGCGGAGCGTTGTCACTTGGGATTTTAAGAAATATACAAAACTATATTAGAACTGGGCAAACCTACTCAACTGTCATAATGAGACAAAATGCAGGAGGTATTAAAGGGAGTATTTGGAGAGCTGTTTTGAATAGAATTAACGAACTAAAACAATGTCCAGAATTTAACCAATATACAGAAATTTTAGAGACTACGCTAAAAGGCAAGGAGGTTGGGCAAGTTTGGGCTTTTTGTAAAGGTTTTAAAACCAGCGCTAAATCAGACACTGCCAACTCAAAAGGTATGGAAAAGGTAAATATCTACATTATTGACGAGGCTGAAGAAATAAGCCAGGCAGATTTTGACCAACTAACAATGACAGCAATTCGTGAAAGGTCAAAAGTTATCTTAATTTGTAATACCCCTCATAAAGACCACTGGATAGTCAAAAGATTTTTAAATTTACTACCAACTGAATATGAAGGCTTTTTTGATTTTGTAGCCAAATCAATACCAAATTTTAACCTAGTCCGTAGTCGCCTTGCTGACAACCCGTTTTTGGATGAAGAAACTAAGGAAATTTATCGTAGCTGTGGCGATCAAAATTCATCAAATTATAACCTAGAAAAATATTGTCGTGATGTTTTGGGTCTAGTTTCAAGCAACATAAAAGGTAAAGTCTTTACAAACTATTCTGTTTGTTCCAATGAAGAATTTGACCAAATTGAACGCCCGAGCCGTTGGGGTTTAGATTTTGGATTTTCAAATGACCCACTGGCTTTGAGTGAAAGCAAAATTGACTATAACAATTTTTACACCAAAGAATGGGTCTATAAAAAAAGACTAACTCCAAATTTAATGGTAGTTGAATTTGAAAGGCTCAAAGTGCCAAAAAATGTGGAAATAATCGCCGACAGTTCCGCCCCACTTTTAATCCAAGTTTTGAGAAACGCTGGTTGGAATGTTATACCTGCCAAAAAAGGCAAAGACAGTATCAAAAACGGTCTTGCTATTCTCCAAAATTATCATATTAAAATTACAGAATCTAGTGAAAATGCTTTGACAGAATTTACCAATTATAGCTATTCGCTGGACAGCAACAAAGAGATTACAGATGTGCCAAAAGATGAGTTTAATCATTATTGTGACAGTCTTCGCTACAGTATTTCTGGAATTTTAAACAAAGAAACAGTAGCAACCAGAAGTGAAACAGTAACTCATAACTACAGTTTTTCAAATAATTATTATGGAGAAGAGGTCGATAATTATTATCTTTAAAAGAAAATCTTAACAATTTAACAACTCAAAAGGTGGTTTTTTTTGACGGGCAAGATTTGAAAGACTAAGTTTAGAATATGTCTGATAAGCAAATCAAAATACAAGTATCAGCGGATACTAGCCAAGCCAAAAAGGATGTCAATGAGCTGTTAAATACAGCCAAGCAACCTTTACTTATCCCAATCAAAACCGACAGCACGGAAGCTGTAAAAAGTTTAAACGACATTAAAAATGAAACTAAACTTTTGCAAACTCAATTTCAAAGTTTCAAAATTAGCGGAGACACTTCAAGTTTTAGTAATATAAAATCTCAAGTTCAAGATTTGGCGACAAAACTCAAAGATATTCCCAAACTGGACATCAAAGGGCAAATCCAAAGTCAAGGAATAGAAAACAGTTTATCCAAAATCAAAAAAGATATTTTAGATATTCAAAGTGGAAAAATTGACATTAAAACTACAATGTCAGGCTCAATCAGTGAGCAAATTGCTTCGGTTAAAAACTCACTTGCCACAATTCAGAAAAATCAAACTGTCCAGATAGTAATGGCAGGGCTTGACGGCTTTTTTGGAGCGGTTGGAGCAATTAAAAACGCACTTGGGAGTATTTATAATATGGCAGCTCAGCCTATCGGTAATTTTCTATCAGAGGGCTACGATTATGTAAAAGGAATTGAAAACTCCACCACCGCTTTAACAAATTCACTCAAAAACTCCGCCACAGCCCAAAACGAAGCTAACCAAAGATTTAAGGAGGGCAAAGGAACACTGGAAGATTACACCACAATCACCGGTAAAACTACTGAAAGTTTTTATGAAAATGCTAAAGCAAGTGGAAGTGCAGGAGGATCAACTAAAGCTTATAAAATAGATTTAAGTGAACTTAAAGGGCAACTTTTAGATATTAAAAAAGAAACTCAAAACTATAATTCTCAGCTCAAAGACCAAGAAAGTGTCAAAAAAGATTTGGAAAATGCGACCAAAGATTTGATAAAATCTTACAATCGAGAAGTTGACAGTATTCAAGACACAATCAAAAGCCTAAATGACCAAGAAAAAGCCGCTTTAATTCGGGCAAATTCTACCGATAATGAAATTAAGAATTTGGAAAAATTAATTGCCACAAAACAAAAAGACATTGATATTGACGAAGAAAAGTTAAATAAGGAACTCTCCAAAAAGACAAAAGATTTTGATAAGCAAAATAAATCCACTTTAAATCAAATCGATAAAAAAGAATTAGCTTTAGATAAACAAAAATTAGAAATTGAGAAAAGAAAAAATCTTTTGGACAACAATCCGACCGCCAATGCTAATGCCCTTGACCAAATTAAAAATGAAGAAGAGGCAATTAGAAGTCAAACCGATGAACTTAGACTTCAAAAAAGTGAAATATCTTTGAAAAGGAAAGAATTGATTTCAAACTTAGAGACTCAACAACAAACTCAGAGAGATTTAATTGAAAATAAAAAAGAAGAATTAGACAAAGATAAGGAAGTTGCGGACGCCAAAAAAATCCAAAATCAGGAAATAAAAAACCAATTCCAAGAGCAGGTTGCGGAGCAAAAAACCTTGATTGACGAACTAAAAGATAAAATTGAAAAGGCAAATATTAAACTTGACCTTGACACTGCACCAATTCAAGCCAAAATTGACACAATAAAAGATCAAATCCAAGCACTCCAAGACCAAAGTCAAGATGTTCAAAATGAAATTAGTGACAAGCAACAAGCCCAAAGTGAAGCCAGTGCGGCAAGTGGAGGCGGTGGAGGCGGTGGAGGTGGGCTCATTCTTAACCCAAAAATTCAAGCAGAAATAGACAAAATGAACCAAGAAAAGCGAGATTATGAAAAAATTACAGAAGGTGATGTTACCAAAAGAATTAACCGAGTTATTGGTGAAAGCACGAATTTTGCTCTAAAAACTCCGTTTGAGAAAAAAGATGTAATTAATTTAACTTCTCAACTTGAATCACTTAATTTTAATACCTTAAAAGGCGTGGAAGACAAAGAAAAAGGAATAAGTGGGTCAAAAGATATTTTCAGTGCTGGTTATGGTAATATCCTAAATGTAGCAAGTGATTTTGTAGCCCGTAGACTTCAAATAACTGGTGGAAGTAGCCAAGAGGCAACCAAAGACTTTGTCAGGGCAATTTCCCAATTAAAAAGCGGAAATACCACAAGTTTTGCTGAACAATTTGGAACTACTGGCCCACAACTTTTAAATGCGGCCGAAAGTCTAGGTTTCAAACTGGAAAAACAACAAGATTTAGCAAAATTAAACACAGAAGATTTAACCAAAGTCCTTGCTAAAACTGCTGAAAAACAACTTATCAAAGGATCAGCAGAGGCACAATCAAACACTCTCGCTGGTGTGGAAAGCAACGCCAAAGACGCATTTAGCTCATTTTATGAGCAATTTTTTGGAAGTCCCACAGATCCAAAGTCTCTCGCTGGAAGTATCAAAGAAACAATTAGAAGTATTACTGAAATTTTATCAGGTCCAGACAGTAATGAACTTAAAAAATCCTTCAAAGAACTTGGCGAGGGGATGGGCGACCTGCTCAAACAATTAGTAAGTAAGGAAAATCTAAAAGCAACTTTTGAAAGTTTAAAGGAAACTGTAGCGGGAATGTCTAGTTATTTGACACCTGAAAATATCAAGGGATTTGCTAGTGCGATTGGTGACTTTGTAAAGGGGATACCAGGTGTTTTGAAAACTTTTGGAGATATTATTGAGGATATTGCAGCTAGGCTTGGTATAAAAACAGAAAAGGCTAAGGTGCAAGAGGCAAAAGATTATTTTGGAAAAAAAGAGGAGCAAGGTCTTTTTGATATTTATGGCATGCCAATAGGTAGAAGTGGGGATGGAGAAATAACAAAGGCTGACAAAGACAAAAAAACCATTTCAATATTTGAGGAAAACAAGGCTCAAAAAGATAAAGGTCAAATTATTTTCGGAGGCCCAAGTGAGGAAGATTATAAAAAAGCAAAAGCAAATTTAGCAGAAATGACAGCTATAACCAAAAAAGAGACTGAAGAACAGTCTAGTCTTTGGCAAATTAGCAGTAAGAAAAATGCTGATGCAGTTAATGAGTTTACTCTAAAAGGTATCAAATCAGTCGCAGATTTTAGCCAAAATGGTAAAATTAATTTTGAAGATTTGGGAAATTATTGGAAAGAAAAAATTGCAGGAATGACAAACAACATTGATAAAATTGTAATTGAGGGCGGTCAAAAATTTGTGCAACTCAAGGATGGAACAAAAATCTCACTGGACGCAATGGGTGCAGATTTTAAAAACCTAACCGATGAGCAGATAATCGCCAAACTCAAAACACTACCAATTGAGTTTGAGACAGCTTTCAAGAGCGGTAAAACTTTGTCAGATTCTCAGCTTCAAGAGTTGTCAGGCTTAACTAAAATTAGTGTAGAAAATCTAAAAAATATTTTTGGAGCAAACAAAGACAATCTTTTAAATCCAATCAAAGACGGAGTAGCTGGTGCAAATGGTGAGCAAGGCAAACTTGGAGCTGGAGCAGAAAACGCCACTAACTCAATCCAAGCAAATTATGATAGAATTAATTTAAAAAATGTGAAAAATGAGTTTTTGGATCTTGGTAATATTTTTGGAGGTTTGCAAACCCAAGCAAATAAATTACTTGGTCAAATACAAGAATTATCAAAAAATAAGGATGGTTCACAGGCAAATAATTTTGGTGAAGCTGTCGGAAATTTTGCAAATAATTTTGGAAAAGAGGTTGGAGTTGTAAAAAAAGCAACTGGAGGACTAATCACAGGAGGTTCTGGCTACAAAGATGATGTGCCAATTATGGCGATGGGAGGGGAATTTGTCTTGACCAAAAACGCCGTCAATAAATATGGTTTAGATTTGCTAAATGAAATAAATCAAGGAAAACTTGACCTAAACACTCCAAAATTAGAAAACATTAAAATTCCAACCGCCCCAAGTCCTAGAATTTCTAACACAAATAACAATCAAAAAAATCAAACTCAAAACATTACAAATAACATCACAGTTCCAAATAGTGGCAATTTTGGACACAACCTAAAAACTAGTCTAGTCCTTTACGCTGAGCAACTAAGCAGATCTGCAAACAGTGGCTTTTCAAATATACCAATTTAATTATGTTTGATGACGAAATAGAAAAACTTACAAATAGAGCTCTCCACGAACTGGCAGACTTTGCCTTAGAAGAAGCAAGGCGACAAGTTCCAGTTAACTCAGGAAAACTCAAAAAAACCATTCGTATTAAATGGAGTAAAAAAAGCTTTGAAATAATCTTTGGGAATGAAAGCACTTATTTACCAGAATATGGCTTTGGCTACGAATATTTAGTCGTAAATGGCACTGCTCCGCACACAATTACGGCAAAAAATGCCAAAGTATTGACTGACGGAAAATCTTTTTTTGGTAAAATTGTCAACCATCCTGGCACAAAAGCTAACCCCTTTGATGTCCGCACTTATCAAGCCATTTTAAACAAATTAAATCAAATTAGCAATGCCTCTACAAATCTATCACAACGATACCAAAAGACTGGTTAAAGCCGCTCTTGACTATATTTTTGAAATATACACAACCGAACAAGCGGTAAGGTATAGTTTTTTGTTAAATAATACCTACATTGGCTATAATTTCCCAAACAAGCAAATTAAACAGCGGTTTATGGTAATTTATGGTTTGAGCGGAGAAACTAACCAAAATATATTTAGAACTCAACAGCAAATAGTCTTGACTTTACAATTAGTTGACAGCGGGGAGCAAACTACCACCCGAGACGACACCGACAAAACCAGCTACTTGCAAGAAATTTTTTCAATGGTCGCCGAGACTGCTTATTGGATGTTTTCTGCTCAAAAACTTTTTAATGAAAATAAAATTGTGAATTTATTGGAAGTTAGTCGAGTTGAGGAATTACCAACGAGCGGAGCTGTTAAAATAAATCAATCTTGGCAAAAAACTTTGAGCTTTGTTTTAGATTTCAATGTGGTCAAAACTAGAAACTAAAAATTTAAATTTTGACGGGCAAATTTAAAAGTAGCAAGTTAGAAAATATGGACACAATAAATAAAATACGAATTGAGCCAATAACTTCCAAAGAGGAGTTGTGTTTTGCTAATGTTTTGGGAAATAAAACCTTTCCAAAAGAGTTGATTCCAACTTTAAATATCAATAATTATATCAATCAAAGCCTCTCAATTGGTAACGGCGATGATGTGGGTTGGACTGGTTATTTACAGCAAAATAGTTTTGATTATATGCTTGGTGGTGTAGTGAATACGCCAAGTAATGCCGCAACCTTAAAACCTAGATTTATTTATGGAAATACTCCACAAGCCTACAGCACAAAAACAATCTCAAAAGCCATAATTATTAGTGGTGGTTCAGGCTATACATCTACACCAACCGTAACAATAACAGGTGACGGCTCAGGAGCGGTAGGTTATGCTATTTTAAATGCTGGAGAGGTCAGTGAAATTAGAATTAGTCAAAGCGGTCAAAATTACACAAACGCTTTAATCACGATCATTGGAGGTGGTGGAGTTGGAGCAACAGCAACTCCGTATATTACTAGTGGTCAAATTAGCTCAAATTTGATTTATGTTGAAGCAAACTCAATTTTCTCAAAACTAGATCCTAATGGTAGTTATATTGGGACTGAATTTTATACTAAAAACGAGGTTTTGCAATTATTACCGCAAGTAGGAAATATACCAGTTGATTATTTCTCCCCACTGCACAATCAAGGAGATACGCCAATTATCACACCGCAAACGATAGCTTCAAAGATTTTTATAATTGCACCCGGTAAATCTAAAATCGGAGTTTGGCATAGTGATATTCAAATAAGATATAGTGTTTATCCAATTAATGGTGTATCTGAAAATGACAATGTAACTTTAAGGTTAGCTTTTGAAATAGGTGAAGATCAGTTATTTAGTTCAAATTATTCACAAAGTTATTGTGATTTTACACTAAAAAGCAATACTTACAAATCAACCGATTTTAACCCAATAAGCACTGCATATTATCCATTGCCATTTAATGTCAATCAATATGCGAATATGATAAATAATACTGCAAGTCCAAAAAACTTTTATTTTAGAGCAACTTTGCAGATTTTATCAATGTCAACACCTGCCCAGACACAAATGTTAATTCAAGACAGCTCAGAAGGAATTAATTTTGTTCTTTACCCTCCTGACTCTTTATTGGCTTAATTATTTACCTTTTTTTATGACTACTTTTAAAATCACCATAATCGCAAACCCATATTTCAAAAATCCAGTTTTAATTCAAACTGAAAATTATACCAAAAAAGAATTTGAAAATGCTTTAAAGCAATATATGTTTTCTTGGCTCTGGCTAAACCTTGAGGAAACAAATCAAATAGAAAAAATTCAAGATTTATTTTTCCAAAAAGAAAAAACTTTCCCTTTGAAAATCGCAGGTCATAAATGGGAACTGGAAGAAATTGAGATTGAAACTGGAGAATTTAGAATACTTGAAAACAAAACAGAGTCACCAAATACTGAAAAAAATCAGGATATTTTAGAGCCAATCACCGATATTGAAGAAACTGCAACCGAAACGGCGGAAGTTTTGGAAAATAGTGAGACTGAAACTGAAAATTTGACTACAAAAAAGGTTGAATTAGAGCCTGAATTACAATCTGAAGAGTCCACAACTAACCAACCAATAACGGTTGATAATTTGGAAATCAAAAATTTTGACCCAAAAAATAAGAAATCTAAAAAATAGTATGGCAAATATCGTTCAATTCAAGGTCATTTCAATGAATAAAAACCTAACTTCGGTTGAAAATATTGCTTTGACTTCTCCAATGATCAGCGAGGCGATAAACCTAACTACTCAAACTGACTGGCAAAATGTAGAAATTACAAATAATACTGACTGGAATTTAGTTTTTTTGGCTTATGGCTGGGATAAAATTAACAATAAACCAAAAGATTTGGCTAATTTTTACCAATTTGGAGTTCATCCGATTAGAATAATTTTAACAGATAAAATGGCAAGTGTATCTTGTTGCGGTGGTCGTCAAAGTGCCGAAAATAACATAATTTTAGATATCTACTGGAAAATTTTAAGTAAAGATTAGTATGAGTTTATTTTTTGAAAATTACGGTTTATTTATTTTGACGCTTTTTTGCCTAGCTTTAACATCTGCCGAATTAGTTTTTTATTCCAAATTTACCAGAAATTTTAGGGATTATCTGCTTTTAGAATTAGAGCCAAAACTACGAGCCAGAATTAAGCCCTGTGATTTGAGCTTTTTCCAAGAATTAAAAAACAAAACACTGGCCAAGATGATCTTTAAATTGCCAAAACTTGCCAAGACAATTGACAGACTTTCTTTCAAATGGCTTGTAGACACAATTTTTAGCTATTTAACTTGTATAATTTGCCACACCAGCTTGACTGTAATTTTTACTGGAATTTTGACGGGCATATTTAAAAAAGACTATATTTTAATTATAATTACTATTTTGGTTTTTACTCCGATTAGCTTAATTATCAAACTAATTTATAAATTCTTATGAATCTAAAACAATTACTTTCGGCGTTTAGCCCACAAAAGGCAAAGCAAGATGAGTACAAACTCCGTGCTAAAGCTAAAGGATTACTCTCGTTCCAAGACTTGGAATTTTTGCTATCTAATAATAGTCAATCACTTCAAGAAATTTTGGCAGAAAATAAGAATCTAAAATTTACCTTTGACACCAAGTTCAACTTGGAAATTCCAGAGGGTCAAGCCGAGCTTAAGTTAGAAAATAAAATTATTTTTGATAACAGAAATTTTCATAATCTTAATCTTAGTCAAGATGATTTGGAATATCTAGCAAAGTGTTTTCTAGAAGATACTAAAGAAGTTAAGTTGGTTTGTAATGTTAATCATTCTCAATACCCAGAAGACGCAATCGGTTATTTTGAAAACCTCAAAACTGAAAATGGTCAAATTATAGCTGATATTTATTTCACAGATTTAGACAATTCTAAATTTCAAGACCAGCTCAGGGCTTGTAAAAATGGTGTTGAATTTGGTTTTTCAATAGAAATCGGTTTTGATAGCTATTCTGTCTCAAAAACTGGAGAACTCAAACTAAGCGAACCGCATTTGACTGGACTTGCTACAACTCTAATCCCTTCGGCTCCAGCAACTCTTGGCGAATTATCAGCTAAACCAGAAACCAAAGCAAAAAGACTAGCAGATAACGATAATGTCGAGACCACTGACAAAGCAGCGGAGCCAATCGCCCAAATCAAAAAAGAGTTAGCGATGGCAAACGAAATCAAACTAAAAAATTATGTAAAATGGAATCTCGGCGACGGCGACCAAATAGGCGAAGTTATCGCAATTTTGAGAAGTGGACAGGTTGAGGTTATAACAAGCAAAACTCCAATTATTGCTACAGAAAACGACCCAATCGCTATCATTCAAATCTACGAAAAACTAGATGATGACAAAAAAGTTTATACTGACGGGGAAATTTTCACAGCTCATCCGTTTTCTATTTTGGAAATAACTGACGAGCCAAGAGAGGGCGACGAGTATATTTATTACAAAGAAAAGCAAGATAAAAAATCCGTTAATTTTGACGGGCAAATTGAAAAGAACTCTAATAAAGAAAACTTGAACTTAGAAACTCAACCCAACGAAAGCGAAAAATCGCTAAGTGGGTTAAAAATAGATCAAGAAGTTTCAACTGAAAATATCAAAGACCTAAGCGAAATAATAGTTCTTCAAAATAAAGCAATTGAAAATTTAACAACAAAACTAGAAACCATCACAAAATCACTTTCCAAAACTAACAAAATTTCCGCACTTTACTAAAAACCAACTATGTCTGAACTAAAAACAATTTTATCACAAACCAAAGAAAACTTATCAGCTATTGAAAGTTTAAATCTTGCAATGACAACAACCACTAGTCCTGAAATGACCGGAGGTCAAATGAAAGCTTTTGAGCCTATTAGGCATTTTGCGAACATGCCAGCTCTACCAATGCTTAATTTATTTTTTGCCAAACCAGCACAGCCAACTTTCTACACTAAAGCACTTTTAACTTTCTATAAACCAAGCGATCAAATTCCAACAACTTCAATTGTAGAGGGTGGATGTCCAGTAAGTGTTGACTTTGAAAAGTTTGACGTCGCTATTCCAATTTCTAGTAATGCTGTAAGTGAATCATTCACAGATGAGGCTTTGAATAACTTAATTTCAGAGTTTTCATTGAGGAAAATTGCCAACCCAGACGCTGAAAATAATGTTTTGAGTATAGCAGATTTAACCACTACAACTGCACTTCTTAGAAGTATGGAAAGTTTATTGATTACTGGAACAATTCCAACTAGTGGAGCTTTGGCAGGTCGTGGTATACTTGGTTTAATCCCAACTATGGTAAAAATTAACGGAGCAATCCCAGCCTTAGGAACTAATAACGGCAGATACAACACAAATGAATATTCAACAAGTCAGCTTGACCAAGCAATCCAAGATTTAATGTATTCCAAAGTTTCATTAGAAGAATATGGTGTTATTCACTCAGTAATTTTAATTCCAATGGGAACTTGGCAGACTTTTTCAATGTCTTATTCCATAGCTAACCAAATGACACCAGACACTTTCAAACAGATTATTACCAACGCCGAACAAAATATCAATGCAGCAAGAGGTAGTCGTGGGTCAATTTATGGTGATGCTCACAAACGCCACTACTTGGATGATTCAACTGATGTTGTTGAGGTTAAAATGCCAGCTGGTTATATGATTTTATACCCTGATATGATCTCTGGAGAATACGGTTTCCAAGAACATTCTTTGACAACTCCTGAAAAAGGTCTACCAAATGGCAACACAATTCGTCCATTTATCTACGCTTCAAACGATAGAATTTTAGCACAAGTAGGTTTAGACTCTGAAACTTACAGACAATATTCTTCAAACACTTTTGGTCAAGGCGACCTTTGTAATGGTATCGTTTTTGGTCGTGAATGGAAAGGAAGATTTGTATTTACTAACGTTGCTTTTGCGAAACTATACACATCTGTAGCCTCTCTAACACCTCCAACTTACTCAGTCGCGAGTACAGTTACCAACGGAGCAGTAATTGATTTAGCCGCTTAGTTTTCTAAAAAATGACAAGTATTTTTCACCCAAATATAACCATAGCAGAAATAAAAACCGCTTTTGGTATAACCAGTCCTGATCAAGAAGTCGGGGTTTGGCTTAATAGAATGGCGAATTTACTTGTCAATTTTGGAATAAGTCCAGATTTTAAGCCAACTGAAATAACAGAAGAATTACTTTTTGATGAGGGTTTTTCAACTAACTACTCAATAATTGAGATTTTAGAAACCAACCTTAAACAAAATAATACCATTACCAGTGTTGATAAAAACCAGTTTAGCTTTTCTAAATATGATTTTTTCGCTAGAGCTGATAATTCTTTTTTTGGACAAAATCAATGTTATCAAAATTTTTCAAACAGCTCAGATGAAATTTTTAACGACGCAATCGGTGTTGACCTCTATACTTCTCAACTAAAATACCAACCTAACCAGTATATCCAGGTAAAATATAGAAGTGGAATAGATCTCACAAATTCCCTAATTAAAGCTGATTTTATGAATATATTATCAATTTTGTATAGTGAATTAGGTTTAAACTTTGCCCCAAGTTTTTTTGGACAAAAAGGTGCAGGTAATTTGAAAAAGTGGCAAGTAGACAGCTCATCAAACGAATTTGCCGATATTTCCCAGTCTAAATTTGATAAAACTTTTTTTCTTTCAAGGTTTCCAATTTTAGCAAGAATTTTAACAAAATATATTGGTAGTCACAAACTTATTTTTTAGTATGTTCCCAGATTTTCCCTACCTAATGGAGCTTAAGATTCCAACCCAAGTCCAGAACTTGGAGGGCGAAAATGTCTCAAATTACACTCTAAAAAGCCAAGTGCAAACGATGATTAGCAAAAACCAAACTAGGGAGAATTATAGTCAAAATGGTCAAAATAATGCAAGTTTTATGAACATTAGAATCAAAACAGAAACTCTTGACGGTTATTTACCACAAATCGGCGATGTCTTGAAGTTAATCAGCGACGGTTCGTATTTTCTAGTCAAAAATGTTTATCGCGATGTCTATCTGCCAAATTTTGAAAATCAACTTTATATCCGCTGTGAATGTGAAAACTACAACTCAAATCTTTTTCCACAAAACCTAAATTAATTTAAAATATGCCACCGGTATTAAGATCTATAAATTCAAAGTCAGGAATAAATTTTGATGATATTTCTAATTTACCTGTGGATGAGAATTTGACTAGTAGTGAGACAAGGTCTGGACTTATTCAAATAGCTAACCAAACAGAAACAATCAGTGGTGCTAATAATTTTAAGGCAATTACACCTCAAAAACTCAAAATAGCAATCAATTCTGACGGATTTATTCAAGATAGTTCAACAACCTTAAAAGGTTTGTCAAAAATAGCTACAGATAGTTTGGCAGATATTGGCACGGACAATTCAACAATTATTACTCCTTTACAACTAAAAAGACAAATTGATAATTTCCCAAATGCGACAAATTCTGTTTTTGGAAAAATTCAAATTGCAACAAATTCTGAAACTAATACTGGAACGGATAACTCCAAAGCGATAACTCCATCCAGTTTGGCAAATAGACTTTCAAGTTTTACAATTCCAGGTGCAGCACCAACTGGAAGTGTGGTGGATTTTGCAGGTTCTACTGCTCCAACTGGCTATTTACTCTGTGACGGAGCAAGTTATTCCACAACTACTTACACATGGCTTTTTGCTGTAATTGGTTATACTTTCGGTGGAAGCGGTGCGAGTTTTAATGTGCCAGATTGTCGGGGCAGGACAAGTATAGGGACAGGGACAGGGATAGGTTTGACCGCAAGAACACTCGCACAAATAACAGGAGAAGAAAACCACCTTTTGACTACCGCAGAGATACCAGAACACAACCATGTTGCAAATATCAATATTTATACTGGAATAACCACAGACACCCTAATGTCTAACAGTGCAGCTGCCTATTTAAACCAAACAACACTCAAAGGAAAAATTATGAATAGTATTGTTTCAACCGCAAATACTGGTAATAGCGTCCCGTCAAATGTTATGCAACCCTCAATTGTTTTTAACAAAATTATCAAAACCTAAATATGTTTCAAGAAATCTATCAAGCTAAGCAATTTTTTTTACTTTGTGATTCAAGTCCAGATTTTACCGGTGAGACTCTCTACAAGACGGTTGTAATTATTATTCTAGGACAGGACGCAGGTCAGGTTATTTTAGAATATTTAACCAACGACAAAACACAGGCGATTAATCATTTATCCCTTGTAAAAAATAAAGCAAATGAAATGAACAAAACCCATAATGAAATTTTAAATTTACAAAATCAAGCAAATATTTAATATGGATCAGGAAAATTTACTTGCACGGCTTGGCACAAATTGGATTGATAATAGTGCTGGTGATTTTAATTCCAGTGATTTTGAATTTTCCCAGTATTTCCAGTCAAAAAAAATTAAGATTGGCGAGAAAAATCTGTTTTTGTGGAGAATAAAAAAGAAAACCCTGAAAGAGGTTGATGCAATTTTTTTCAATCTTCCTGGCTACAAAAAAGCTATTTCAAACATCGCACAGCTAGTAATTGGCAAGGGGATTTTAGCTGAAAATGAAAAAACAGAAGCGGTTGAAAATCAATTAAAGGAATTTTTGGCAACTTTTCCCGGTGGGCAGCTTTACTTTTTGTGGGAAACTTGTCGGTTAGTTTTAACGAAAGGTAATTGTTTGGTCTCACTTCTTGATTTTAGTGAAGATGATAAAAACCCAGATTATAATTTTGTAAATATAAATCCTGAAAATTTTGGAGTATTAAACCCGTCTAATAAACCGATTGGTAGGTATATTGCTAATAAATTTGTTTATATTTACGGCGGCGATGTCACGAAGATTGATGAAAGTAATTTACTTGATAGCAACTCAACAATCCACCTTAAATCAACACTATCAGGAATTTTGGGAGTTCCGCCAACAATCATAAATGCCACTTTTTCCAACGCAGTTTTGAAAGATATTTTGTCTTGGCTTCAAACTAAATCACGAGGTGGTTTGAAAAAAAATATGGTTAATTTTTCAACTACCGATAGCAACGGTGGCACAAACTACCTAAGCACGACCAGCAAAGATCCCGAAACTGTAAAGGCAACAATACAGATTAAAAAAGATTTGGAAAAGTCATTGGTTGATTCAAAAACCAACACGGTAATCGTTGGAAGTGATTTTAAGATTGGAGAATTATCTCCAGCTGAAAATAGCCAAGATTTTAAAACCTTTATAAATGAAGTTTATCCACTTTATACCGCAAATTTGGCAGGAGTTGCCCCATATTCACTCTTACCACCAAAATCAGTCAACCGATCCACAACTGAGGAACAATACAAGGAAATGATACAAAATACCATTCAACCTTTGAATAATTATCTTAGTGAAAAAATCCAAAAACTTTACGAGATTTGGTGTGAAAAATCAGGAAAAGATGTAATGTTAAAATTAACATTAGATAATCCAAAACCTGAACTTTCTATCCAAAAAAGCGTTGCAGATATTCTAAAAGCGGTTGAACTTGGAATTATCGATATTGATGAAGCAAGGGCAGAACTTGGACTAAATCCAGCCAGTAAAGAACAAAAAACTAAATGGGAGAATAGAAAAACTGAAACAAACAAAAAAGAAATATCTGAATTTTGACGGGCAACTTCTAATAAGCCTTAATAGAATTGTAAATTAAATTTACTTTATGCCAAATATTTCTTGCCCCGCTAAACTTGATTTTATCAAGGGTTTATCATTCCTTGAACTTTATTCCTACACACCAGATAAGCCTTCTTTTGTGGTTGACACAATGGATGCTCTGGTAAACTCTCGTGTAATTACTGGAGCCACTCAAATCGTTAATACAGATCCGCTTTATGGTATTAGCCAACAAAGTCAATATATTTTAGTTACGGCAACTGCGGCAACTCAAGTCATCACAATTACAAAGCAAATTGACCTTAATAATAATATTTTTAACTCTGGAGATGAAGCAATTATTGCCTTTCCGATTAAATTTATTGGTGGAGCTGGACTTGCTACATCTACTGAAGCTCAAAGAACAGTTGATGTTCAAATTACTGATACGGCTTCAACTCCTGTAACTTTTGGGCCAACTGGAACAGTCGCAGTTCCTGAAATGCGATATGTAATGGGTCAACCTGTCTCTGTATTTTCTGCTGTTCAAAATTTAACTGGCCTTGAAGAATTAATCAAAGTACCTATTCAAAAAGTTTCTCAAAGTACAACAAAAATTGTGGCAAGTATTCAAATTACTCTTAATTTGCCAGTCGGTTCAGTCTTTGCTATTTACAAATCATCAATTTACCGAACTGATGAAGATTTGTGTAGTGCTGGAGTTTCTCCTATTTTGGAACTTATCCCAGACAGTGTTAAAATTACCTTTACACCAAATATCGCCACCGAAACTGGACAAATGAAAAACATTTTGAGCCAAACAGCACAGGCAAACTCTCTCAAAATTTCTATTACTACTTTGGGTCTTGACCCAGAAAAATATAGAAAATTTATTGGTGCTCCAAAGTTTAATGATGATGGACAAATGGCACAAAATACTATAACTACTACTATCCCAAATAATGGCTATTTAACTTCAGCACAAATAAACGGCTTAGAAAGAGTTAATGATGAAACTGATATTATGATCAGCAAAATTGTAAATGGACAAAAGGTTGATATGGGTTCAACACAAGGAGCGGTAGCCCTCAAAGATAGGTTTAAATTTATTAAAGGCTCTCAAAATGTTATTTTCTTTAATACTGCTGATATTGGTAAAACAATTGAAATTAGACTTGTTGTTAGAGATTCGGCTTACCAAAAAATGTCAATTCCAAATATTACCGTAATCAAGAAAGGAACATTAAAAGGCTTTTTCTCATCATCTCCAGAATGGGATAGCTCTACCAGTAAAATGTACGCTATTTTCAGGGATATGAATGTAACCGCTAATATTGAGTTTGGTGATTTTGGAAATTCAAAACAGTCTAAAATTAACCTTGAATGCGAACAAATTGTAACTGATTTGAGCGGTTCTTCAACTGATTTCTTTTATAAACCTATAAACTAGTTCAGAAAATATGGCGAACTACTCTATTTGTAACCAAACAATTTCTTTAAATTACCTTGAGAATGGTGAAATTAAAAATAAGGAAATTGAAATTATCCTACCAGACCGTCCAGAATTTTGCAACGAGGACGGCTTAGCTTTGGTTTTTGAATTAAATAAATTGTCTGAAAAACTGGAAAATCAGAAAAAACTGAAACTAACTAGGTTTTTGAATACCTTTGAGTTTAAGGATGAAGAAGAAAAAACTAATTTTCTAAATGACCAAGAAAAAATAGATATTCTAAGAAAGGTTGAAATTATGTCAAATTTTAATTCTCAGAATACAGATTATGGTGAAAAAGATTATTTACTTGATGTTTATAAATTGTTAGTTAGAAAAATTTACAAATTAAATTATGAACTTGATTTTAATTGGTTTAACCCATCAATCCAATTTGAAAAATTTGTTCAAAGTTATTTGGTAGAATTTAGAAAGTACCAAGATGTTTTTTTAGACATTGGCCAAAATCCAGAACAAACATAGAAAACAAAAAAAACGACTGGGATTGGCGATCTATAAAACAAAAAAAAGAGGAAAGTGAAAGTGTTGATAAATTGATTTGCCAAATAATGTCCACCCTTGCGAGTTCTTATAATTTTCCAGTCTGGCAAGGACAACCACTAACAAAATGGCTTGATTATTACACTTTAGCCCTCAATAAAGAATACTACAAAGACTTTACTCAAAAATCAATCTTTGGCACTCCAACCGACACAAACACTGGTGAGGAAATAGAATATCAAGATCCTTTTTATAATTGTTTAATAAGTTAAAAATATGTCAAAAAATAACCAAACAACCGAACCAAAAGTTGAAAATTTACTTACTAACCAAGAACTTTTTGATCAAATTTTATCTAAAATTAAGGAAAACCTTGACATTGATGTTTTGGCAAAATCTAAAAGCCAAGAACAAGCCGATTTTATTCTTAGAGAGCAAACAACTTATTTAAAAACCTATTTAAAACTTTAATTAATGCTAACCCTACTCGTCAATAAAAGAGAATTTGATTTTTCTTCGCTAAAGATAGCTTGGCGAGTGAGTGGTATTGATGAGCTTAACTTTGAGCCAATAATTAAAATTAGTCCTGATTTATTTAATACGCAGGACTTTTTCCTTTCCCAAAATTTAGTGGAATTATTTGATGATGAAACTCTGCTTTTTAGTGGCTTCACAGATAATGTCGATTTCAGTTTTGGCAGGAATAACACTTTCTTAGTTAAAGTTTTTGGATACTTGGATATACTCAAAAACAGTAAAATTACAAATAACAAAGAATTTGTAGATGCTGGTATTGTAAATATCTTGAATCGGAATCCAAACGGGATAAAATTTGCCAATTATAACCTTGATAATTACCAAAAAATTTTCAGTCAAATAGTTAAAAATGATAGTTATTTTAGCCTTTTAGATACTTTGTCAAAACGGCTTGGATTTGATTACTGGTTTGATTACCAAACTTTGACCTGCTGGTTAGGAACGGCAGACAAAACAATTAAAATTACCGACAGTGATATTGAAAATGGTAAAGTAAATATTCCTTCAAAAATTACCTATAAAAAAGACCAAATTATAAATTCAATTCAAGTTGAGGCTGGGGTTAGTAATTTGATTGGGCTTGAAAAAACTGAGATTGGGCTTCAAGATTTACTCGGTTATCCAGTTTTTAGTAAAATTGATACTTTTTCTGGTAATATAATCTACTATATTAAGGATGAAATTTCAATTAAGAATTATGGGTTGCGGGAAAATCTTTTTACACCGCTGGACATTAAAACCAAAAATTTAACACAAAAAGAGTTGTTGGAAATTAGTGCCCTGCTTTACAAAGTAGCTGTCGCCCAGATTAAAGATTATAAAAATCCATCAATTTTGATTGATAATTTAGAATTTTACCAAAAAAAGACTTGGGAAAAAATTACACTTTTTAACAATTTTGACATTCAATTAAACGATATTTCTAGCTCGTTTTTTGCAGGTTTCAATTCTAAAATGCAAATAGCTGATATTTCTTTAGTTTTTGAGGGTAGAGATAGCTCAGAGGGTTTTTACAATCTTTCTCTTGTCAGTTTTATTGATAAAAATAAAAGGGAGGAAAGAGTTTTAAACAGTATAATTACAAAATATAATAGATTAACTACAGATTAAACTTTTGAATTTTGACGGGCAGGTTTTGAATTAGTATAGTTATGATAATTAAAATTTCAGCATGGCTTATCCAAATACATTAACTATAAAAAAAACACAAGATTTTTCTAAGGAAATCAATCCTTTACGAATTTATGGCTACTTTGATTTAAAAACCAATTCAACTTATTATTTCAATAATGAAACTAAATTATGGGCTACGAGCGTGTCAGGAACTGGTGGTAATCCTGAATGGGGATCAATTACTGGAGACATTAACAATCAAACAGATTTAGTTAATACCTTAACTGCAAAACAAAATACAAATCAAAAAGGGATTGCTAATGGTTATGCTGGGCTTGATAATGATGGGAAAGTCACAAGCTCTCAATTACCAAGTTATGTTAATTCTGTCGCTGGTAAAACTGGAATTGTAAATTTAGTTAAAGCTGATGTAGGTCTTGCAAATGCAGATAATACAAGTGATATCGGTAAACCAATTTCAACCGCAACTCAAACAGCTTTAAATTTAAAAGCAAATATAGCAAGTCCAACTTTTACTGGAACTTTAACCACTCCAAGTCTAATTTCTGATTCAATTAACATAAAACAACTTACTACTCCAACTACAACTTTAACCCCAACTGGAATTACTCAAACAATCAATTTAGCACTTGGAAGTATGTTTATAATTGATTTATCAAGTGCGACTGGCGATGTAACCTTAACAATTCAAAATTTACTAGCAGGAACAAGCTACGTTTTTTTTGTAAGACAGGGAGCGACTAAAAGAAATCTGATTTTCCCAACTTCAGCTTCTCCAAATGCGACTGTCCAAAATGGAGCTAGGTCAAATATTTATAGCACTGGAGTTGCTAATACTGAAGATCTAATAATCTTAGCTTCTCCAAATGGAACTAAAATTTATCTTTCTGTAAATAATAATTTTGCTTAATTATGGTTGGAAATTATTTTCTTTTAGGGATTGGTTGCTATTCACCTCTTGATTTGCCCTCCATAACCTATACAGACGCTAAAGTTAGCTCTAGTATTACTATTGGAACGGGAGTTAGTCAGTGGTCAAGTTTGAGTGGCACACAAAATCTAACACAAGCAACGGGGTCAGCTCAACCTACCTACAATTTGACTGGGTTGGACGGCGGACCTGCGGTAGTTTTTGACGGCGTAAATGATCAACTTTTTGGACAAATGGCAAGTGGTAGTTTTACAATAATTATGTTGGTCAAAACTTCTACAGCTAGTCCATCTGGTTTTCTTTTTGGATTTAACAATGGAAATTGCTATCTCTGGCACGGAAGTGGAAACACTTTTGAAGTAAATGTTGGTGGAGTTGTTTCTGGAAAAAATATCGCAGCTGGTTGGCTAAATAATAACAAGGCTAAGATCGTGATTTGGAGGTATGACGGCACTCACGCTGGAAATCAAATTCTGGTAAATGGAATTGTAAAAACTACGACAAATGGAATAGTCACAAACAATCCAGGGTCAATAACTGCCACTCAAAGCTTTTTGATGTCAAGAAGAGTGACTGATAACTTTAATTCGGGTGCAGTTTCTTATTTTAATTATAGAAATAGATACCTAACTGACGCTCAAATTAACGAAGAAGTTAAATTTATACTCAAAGATAAATTACCAACCGCTCTACTCAACTCAAACGGTTTGCCAGTTTTAGACGCTAACCAAGATTTAACTTACTAATATGCCTCAAATCTTTCTCACTTTTGCCACTAAAGTGTCCGCTTTCTCAGCCCTGACCAAAATCAATCAAAATATGGGAATGCCAATAACTGGAATTAACGCAGAAACTCATTTGCCAGAGCCAGACAGTCAAGAAACTTTGACCTGGAATAATCTAACCAAAGCCTACAATTTAGATTTGTGGTATTTTCAAAAACCTAGTCAAGAGTTTATGGCTGGAGTTAGTGGCTATACTGAGCAAGAATACAACTCTAACTGGGCAGAACCTTTTCAACCTAATCAATTTTAATATGCCTACTATTATCAACTCAATTCACAAATACCGCCCTCGTGGAAGCTGGAGACAACGACCAGTGAAAAACATCCAAAAATTAGTAGTTCATCATTCGGCAGCCGAAGCAAGTGATAATCCAGAAGCAAGATTAACCCAAATAATGGACTGGCATTTGGCAAATAGCCCTGCTTGGATGGGTCTAAGTTATCATTATGTAATTACAAAAAATGGTAATATCTACCAAACTAACAATCACGAAGATTTGACATGGACAGACGGGGTAAATTGGAACTCTTTAGGAATTTTGGTTGACGGCTATTTTCACGCTCCAAATAATAATCAGCCTACAAGTCAGCAATTAGAAAGTTTAGAATGGTTTTTGACTGAATTAGCTACAAAACACCCTGAATTTTCTGCAGGAAATAATCCACTCCAAGATATTGTAGGTCATCGTGATGTCGGTCAAACAGCGTGTCCTGGCGACATTTTATACTCAAAATTAGTGGAAATAAAACAAAGAATTAACCAAAACATCAAAAACCCACAACCTGCTAAAACACCTTTACCAGCTACAAATCTACCAATTCCAACCCAAAATATGCAAATTATTCTTCCGACAATTATCTACCCAACCGAGCAAACTTGGCAAAAATTACTACAAGCCACAAATCAAGAGCATTTAGATTATCTAAAAAATGGTTTGAATAAAAATGAAGTCAATCTCAACCTTTTTGTGGACAATTATGCGGACAGAATAAACGAAAGAAAACAAGCTGAAAAATTACCAGTCAAGGATACAACCCAAATCAAAAATCTTTTAAATCAAATCTTAAATCTTATCTAGTATGTCTCAAACTACCTCTAAACCTTTCTATTTTAGCAAAATCTTTTGGCTTTCAGTATTTAGCTTTTTACTTCTTGGCTTGCCAGTTTTGACACAAGGAAGTTATACAGATTGGCGAGAAATCGTTTCAACTGTAATTGTTCCAATTATTACTTTAGTTTTGAGAACCTTTTTCAGTGGGGAAAAATTGACTTTAAAATAAAAACCAAACTTGAAAAATAAATATGAAAAATCTATACTTAAAATCTGTAATTGATCAGATTATCCGCAAACTAACTGATATTTTTGGCTTTCTTGGCTGTGCTACTGGTTATTTAGTCTTTGGAGCTAATTTTTGGGCTATTTTTGAAACAACTTTAGCTGGTTTTTTGATTGGCTGGATTTTTGGTATTTATTGGCTCAGCGACCACGAAAACAATAAAAAAAACTAAAATTTTAATGCAATTTTTAAATTTTGAAAATATTATGGCAAAAAATACTGGATTAGATTTTGATTTTGGCAAAGAATTTGGAGAACTTAAATCGGAATTCAAATCTTTGTTTTCTATTGTTGCCAATATAAATGAAAATATTACCATTATTGATAAAAAATTTACCACAAAATTTGAGAGTTTGGATGGCAGAACTGACGGGCTTGAAAAGTATAAAAATAACAACGATATTGATATAAAATGGATTAAAATGATTGGAACTTTTTGTATTATTATAATCATGGCTCTTTTTACTTTTGGAACCGGAATTGCTCAAAATGTTCTTAGTGAAGTTGCAAAATCCAGTATAATTAAAAAACAAGATCCTTAAAATTCTCAAAAATTCAAACTAAAAAATTATGAAAAATTTCAATCAACTTCCGAAAAACTGGGCAAATCTTGATCGTGCCAAATCTGAGCTTCAGAAAAAATTACCAAATTGGGACAATCCCCAAACTTTTTTGGAAATTCAAGAATTGCAAAATCTTATTACAATTTGGACAAATTATTTGGTTAAAAATGGCGGTTAACCACTTGACAAAATTCTCAAATTTATTTTTGGGTAAATTATGTTGGACGACAAAAAAAGCCAAAACTGGCGAACCAGTGGCGAGGCAAATTACAAAATCTTAGAATTGGAATACAAAGAAAAAACATTTTTGAGCAAAGAAGAAGTGGCTAACCAGTGGGTAGTCAGTAAAGCAACTTTTGAAAATTGGTTGGCAAAATTACCTGCAAAAATTGATGAATTTAAAGTGGAAAAAAACGGCAAAAAGCTATTTAGAAGCGATTATGTGGAAAAATTAGTCAAAAAATGCGGTAAAAAAAATACCGAGCCAATCAAAAGAATTGCCGAGCCAGTGCCGAGCCAAAATGACAATCTTTGGCAAAAAATAGTGGAAAGCAAAAACGACCAAATTAAAAGTTTGGAAAGTCAAATTGAACAAATGGCAAACCAAATGGCGAACCAGTGCCGAGCCAATGAAATGCTTTTGCAAATAGTAAATCAAAGTCAACTTTTGGAATTGGAAAAATTGGAATCTAAAAAAAAAGTCGAATTGCTCGAAGATTTGCCAAAAAAAACCAAGCCAGGTTGGATAATACGACTATTAGTCTTTTTTAACTTAATTAAGCTCAAAGACAAACCAAATGACAACTAACTCAAGAATGCTTTTAATTCCTGAAATTCAGTAGTTTTTTAAAGCCAGTTTTAAAATAAACTAAATTTAAAATCAGTATGACAGAAGAGTGGATTTTGTCGTATTATTTTCAACTAAAAACAATGTAATTATGAGAAAGTATAATAAAAAGTCAATTCAGTATTTATCCAAAGACGAATTAGAGAATTTTTTCAAAGCAATTTTGGCACAAAAAAACCCAAAAAAAGCAAAAAGGGATTTTCTAATTTTTAAGATGATTTATTTCCACGCTTTGCGTTGCTCGGAAGTTGTCAAAATTAGGTTGACTGATCTAGATTTGGAAAAAAACAAAATTTATATTGAAGCGACTAAAAAGGGGAAATTTGGCAATGAGTTTTTGAATCCGTTTGAAAAAGGTTTGATTTTAGAATATTTGGAAATTCGCCCGAATGATGAAACAGATTTTTTGTTTATTTCTGAGGCGAATCTTGAGAATAAAAAAGGTGGCCAAATTGGCAGACAACAAATAAACACTCTTTTTGTGGAATTTTCGCAGAAAGCTGGAATCGGTGAGGATAAGCAACATCCACACGTTTTGAGACACACTTTGGCTGTAAATTGTGCCAATGGCGGTTTTAAATTGGAAGAAGTCCAAGCCTTTTTGAGGCACAAATCAAGCAAAACTACGGAGATTTATTTTCAAATTTTGGAAGAAAGAAAATTGGAATTACAAAAATTGGCATTTTTTATACCCAAACCCATACCAAAATTGACAAATCCCACCAAATCATATTAGCTACTTAGATATGAACAGAAAAAACAACTTAATCAGAGAAATCTTTTTAAGAATGCAAAAAGCAGGTAAATCAGTTTCAGAAACAGCTCAAACACTTGGTGTAAAAAGACAAACTGTTTATAACTGGCAAAAACTAAATGAATCTAACTTACTCATTGAACCATCTAAAAATACAAGAAAACCACCACCTAAATTAGAAGAGTTTAAAAAATATGTAGAAGAACAAGAACATGCTTTTGAATTCAATAAAGAAATAGCCACAGCCTTTAACACAACCAAATCTACAATCCAAAGATGGAGACAAAGATTAGATTTTACTAGAAAGAAAGCAAAAACTACTTACAAAGAAGCAGACTCCGAATTAAAAAAAAATTCAAAGAAGATTTAGAAGTCTTAAAAAAGGATTACGGAGAAGAAAACATCTATTATCAGGATGAATCAGGTTTTGATGAGTATTTTACTAGGCAATACGGTTACTCTCTAAAAGGAAAAAAGATTTATACTCAAACTTCAGGTAAAAGATACGAAAGACAGTCAATTACAGCTTTATTAAATAGCAAGAACAAAATTGTAGAGCCGATGATTTATGAAGATACAGCTAATACGAATGTAATGCTAGCTTACTTTGAAAATCTTTTACCAAAACTCAAAGTTAGTTCTGTTATAATTATGGACAATGCTAGTTTTCATAAAGGACAGAGATTAAAAGATTTGTTTGAAAAGTATGGACACAAGTTAGTGTTCTTGTCAGCTTATTCTCCAGATTTGAACCCGATTGAAAACATGTGGGGAACGATTAAGCAAGGATTGGTTACTATGATTATTCAATTGATTTGTATGAGAATTTGAGTTTTTGGGTGTGTAAGTATTGTGTGTAAAAGTTGGTATGGGTTTGGGTATAGTTTGAGAAATATCATCAAAATTAGACCTTTTGTAAAATACGAATCGGTCAAAAAACTCAATACAAAAACCAAAGGAAGTCTAAAAAAATTGTTCAAACCATTGAGAATTGACAAGAAGTTGCTTTAAAACCAGTTGGAACTAATACGAGAATTTGACTTTTGAGAGTTGGGCGTACCAAATTTTCACCAAAATAATAAAGTGAAAGTGCCAAAAATGGGCTCCAAAGCGTGGGAATCAAAAAAATCAAATAAGCTATTAAAATTAAAAAATTTCCAAAAATTAAAACGGAATTTGTTCTAAATAAGTGCCCAAAACGAGCTAAAAGCACTGAGGTAAAAAGTGAAATTATTTTGGCAATTCCAAAAACTAAACTAATCCAAAATGGAGATAAACCGTAATTTTTCATCGTAATTTGCCAAACTTCTTCACCACGAAAATTAGTCAAAACGAAAAAAGTTAGAGCAAAAAGACTAACCAAAACTAACTCCAAATTAAATTTCAAATTGATCTTTTGGAATAATTTTTGAAAACTAAATTGCCAAAATTGCTTAGATTTGAGGTTAGAA